GATCAGCTTGCGGCCACGGCCAAAAACCTTAAGACCGGCTTGGTCCTTGAAGTTTGTCCGGATCGCGATCATTGCGTTCAGCAGGGTGGATTCGTTCAAGTCCACATCAGTGGTGGGCTTGTTAGCCACGGTGCCGCCGTCGATTGGGTGAGCTGTCGAGCACAGTGCAACGCCGTCACCGCCAACAGAGGCGTTGTAGGTTGTGGCGGTGTTCAAGACGTTCGCGCCGTAGATTTCCTTGGTCTGGCCGAAAGATTCGATCAGGCCGAGGTTCGACGGATGGAATTGCGTCTTGTACAGGTTGTCATCGATGGCCTTGCGAGTGATCGCATAGCCAAGGGCGATTTCCGAGTGCTCTTGGTTGTAGACAAAACGCTCACCGGCACTGTTGTCAAAGGAGGTCTGGCCACCTTCGGTCTTCAACTGAGCCAGACCGAGGTAGCGCATTTCAGCGGTACGCTCGAGAGCAAGCTTAGAATCGTGCTTCGTGAAGATCTTGTCGTACTGAGATGGGATCATCTCATACTTGCCTTCAATCCCCCGGAGACCGGGGAGCAGAAGGTCTTTAATTGCTGAAAGATTGACAGCCATTGTCCTCTATCCCTTACGCGATGCCGGTCGGGCCAGCACCGTTGGTGCGGGTCGAGGCGTTGTTGAAGCCGACAATGACTTGGTTGTAGGCGGCGGTGATGTCTGTGCCGTTCTGGCCGGGAGGGCTAGAAACAAGGCCGACGACGCGGAATGGCAACGTGACCGTAGTCGCTGGGCTTTCGACAAACATGCCGGAAATGCCAGTGGCGGTGTTGCCGGTGCCGACGTTCAACTGGATATACTCACCAATGTTGGCAAAGCCGATATTGGTAGCGCCAGCCTGAACGACGAATTGCGCGTTTGGATCATCGATCACATAGGCCTCAACGTCGCCAGTGGCATCCGAACCGGGCCAGTAGTTTGACCAGACGGTGCGCTTTTGCGAGGTAGAGGTGTACTTGCAGCCGACAAAGATGCCTTCGACGCGGACGGTCGAGGCGGTCGCCTGAGCGATGTAGCCGGTGGTCAGCGGGATAACCGCGTCACCGCTGAAGATTGCTGTGCTGTTGCCGGAGGCAATGTAACGGACGTTCTGTTCAAAGGTGGGAACTGAGCCCGTACCCTTGACTTGTCGAAAACCGAAAGGCGAATTTGTATTCGGCATGACGGGTTCTCCTCTTGGGAAAGCCATCATCGCGCCACCGAGGGCGATTCAGAGCCGGGGATATGCAAAATCTCCACACCGGGGGAGAATGACCTTAGAAATAAGCCGCTTTCTGAAAAAGCGCAAACAAAAAAAGGGCGACCCGAAAGCCGCCCCTTAATCTTAGTCCTTAGGGATTGGAATTGCCTCGTAAGATTTGCTGACCTTGGCGAGGGAATTGCCCTTATTGTCTCGGCCAAAGTGCCCATCCGGAGCCGCATTAAGCTGCGCCTCTTTGTGGCGAACCTGATTGCGAGCGCGAAGCTTTTCGATCTCACGGGCCTCTTCAGTAAGCTCCATGGGACGTTCCATCAGGACCATGCCCTTGCGCTCGATCGTAGAGAACCGACCGCCGTCAGGCATGTAGGACGGGTGACGATCTGCGGGGACCGGCTCCCAGCCCTTGCGGGCCAAAGCCACCTGATAGGCCGGGTCCTCTTGGCCAAGGATGGTCTTGCGCTTCCACTCATACGACCAGCCAGCCGGGACGTCAGACTGGTTGATGTGGAAATCATCCGTACCCTCATCCATGTTGCCGCCGTTGTGATTGCGGATTTCCGCAGCCCGGCGAGCAGCGCGGGTGCGGGGATCTTCTTCACGGGGCGCGGCGCGAAGGTCTTGGCGAAGCGACTGGCGCTCGACATACTCTTCGGGCTCCTGCTCCGTGACCATGGCCTCCTGCTCGATCTCTTGAGCAGCATCTTTCAAGGGGTTGTTCATGCGTGCGCGGGTGCGCTTTGGGGGCGACTGTTCCATTAGTGGAGCTTCCCTTCCTTCTGGAGAGCCAATTTGTTGCGGGCATATTCCTGATCGGTCATGCCCATCATTTTTGCCATTTCGCGTTCATCAGAATTGAGACGAACGACATTGGGTCGGCTGCCCGTGCCCGTGCCGCTGCGCGAGACTGGCGCAGCAGGCGGTGCGGTTCGACGCTGAGTAACCTGAGCTGCAGATGACGTAGGGTCATTGTCGAGGTTCACCTGTGTGGATGGCTTAATCCGCAGGGTGTTTTCAATCTCGGCAAAATACTCATCCGAATCGACCGGGATATCGTCGGCCACGGCCAGATTGTGCGCGGCCAGCATCTTTTGGAACAGGCGCTGGTCGGTGGCATATTCTGGGTGAGCACGCACCCAAGCCGCAGATCGAGGCGAAAGCTGCGCGGCCATAGCCTCGACAGGATCGGCCACATAGGGCTGCGGCGCGGCCTGCTTGGGCTGGGCTTCAAGCGACTGCTTGCCCTGCTCAAGCTGCAAGAGCTTCGCAGCATTGGTGGACATTTCCGACTGAAGGTCAGCGGCCCGATCGTAATCGCCAAGGCTCATGGCCTCGCGATAATTGGCCTTCAGGATTTCGTTATTCTGCGTGACCGTCGCGATCGCGTTGGTCACCAGATGGTAACTGTTTTCCTGAACCTCAGTTTGGGCAGTGAAGGCGGCCTGATTGGCCTCGTTCGCCCGGCGCTCAGCCTGAAGGCGGGCATCACGCTCACGCTCATACCGCTCCTTCATTTCCCTCAGGGCATCCTGAGGCTCAATGACCGGGCCAGATGGGGCGGCGTCCTCGACCTTTACGACCTCAACATCGCCCTCAGTCCCCTTAGGGGCCTCATCAATTTCAATATCGACATCAATTTGATCGTCTTTGACAGACATCTTCTGCTCCTACCAGACCATGTCAGGGTGCGGAATGCGCCCACGGACATTGGTGTCATCCAAAATGCGGCACAGGACATTGTTAATCGTGATGCTCCAGCCATCCGATGGGCGGAAGACCAGCCAGTCATTCACGTCAATATCCATGTCCTTGAACCACTGATCGCTACTGTCAACGAATGCGGTCGGACCCTTTTTAACCACAAGGCCGACCTTGCCTTGGATCTTGTCCTCATCAACCGTCTGAGAGGTCAAATAGATGCCGCTCTTGGTCTTTTGGGGGCGCACATAGACGGCCACCACGACTTGATTGTTGAAGATTTCCAGATCAGAGATGTCCCCAAGCTCGGCCAGAAGAACGTCTTTAGGGTCGGTTTCGTGCGTCATAACCATATGAGGCATATGTTTTCTCCTTATCGATTTGAGATTTTAGTCTGCACTTCATCACAGTAATCGATCACAGAGCGCATGCCCTGCAATCTTCCTACATGCTGCTTGTACTCGGCATAATCAACCGGTGTGCCGGTCGAAAGCACATCCTTGATGCGTTCAATTTCTTCCTCAAGGATTTTCTTAAGCTCGACCTCAAATAAAATATTGATATTCATCATGTTTTTGGGCGTCCTAATAAATAGGCGTCCCGATGATCAGGACGCCTATCTGTATCTTACTGTTCCCCGTAAAGGTCAATTTTCTTTAATCGACCTAGGCCGCCGCCCGCGCCAGTGGTGCCCTTGGCCATTGCGTGGGCCACGCGGCCACCGCTTTTGCGCGGCATGGGCATGCCCGGAGGCGGACCCATTGGCGGACCACCGGGGGGCGGACCCATGGGCGGCATCATGCCGGGAGGTGGGCCGCCGGGGGGCGGGCCGCCCATAGGCATACCCGGAGGTGGGCCAGCGGGCGCGACAGGAACCGGAACGCCGCGTGGCGGCATTGGCGGTGCGCCAGCGCCGGGCTGGGCCTGCTGGCCACCGGGGTGGCCGCCAATGATGATGTTAATGTTTGTTTTGCCCTTGCCTGTGCGACCGCCATGCTTGCGGGCCATACGGCCACCGGTCGGGCGCGTACCTTGGAAGACGCCGTCAGAGACGCTGCCGCCGTCTTTCTTTGCGCCAAGGAGCATAGCGGCGGGGGACAGGTACTTTGCGGCTTTGGGGTTTGCCGCAAGCGCCGCAGCGGGCGAAAGCATCTGAAGGATGCCGCCGTCTGCCTTGTGTGCGCGACCGCCATCCTTGCGGGCCGTGTACCCCCCAGAGCACTTAGCGCAAGAGCAAGACCCGCCATGCTTCAGGCCCTTCATGGACTTCTGTCGGTCATGCTTTTCGTCCATCTCGGACTTTTCCCAGTCCGCATGAGACATCTTGTATTTAGCAGCTAGCTTCTTGTCTTGGCGCATGTCCTCTTTCGATCCTTCGAAAGAGGCCTCTCCGCCCTTTTTGTAAGGGACGGGACGACTTGCAGCAGCGCCAGCACGACCGGCGGCAGCCGTAGCTGCAGCATTTTGAGCAGCGGCAGCCTTTGCCATGCGGATTTCTTCAGGCGATGGGCCTGATGCCACAGTCTTAACTGGGACTTTAGGCGGTACAGCCTTGTCGAGTTGAGCGGCAGTGCGTCCAAAGTCGCGACCCTCATTGTTCATGCTGCGGAGACGTGCGGCATTAAGCTCACCACCATCGGCACGCTTCTGACGACCACCGGCCTTATAGGCTTGGCGACCGTTGCCGGTGGGCTCGCCGCCACCGCCACCGCCCGAAGAGGAGCCAGAAGGAAGACCCGCCGCCTTGGCCGCCATAGACGTAGCGCCATTAAACGCCATTCGTGAGGTTGGGACAAACGACTTGTCCGATGGCCCGGCAAGCCCGCCCTCAGACTTTTTAGGGGCACCGCCGCGCTTAAAGCCTCCGACATGCTTAACGCCGTCGCGCTTTTCGTTGGCTTCCTTTTGATTTCGGTTCATCAGGTCAATGGCGTAGGTGCTTCCACCAGACTTGCGAGCCATGCGGCCCGCGTTGGGGCTTGGGGCGCAGCCCTCGACCTTGTCCATGACCTTGCCACCGCGCTTGAACTGGCGGCGGGAGATGGGGCGCATGCCTGTGGCCTTGTCAGCATCCAAAGGATCAGGCGTCACATACCCCGATGCATCAACCTTTTGGTTTGGATCGGTTCGAGTGATGCGTGCGATCTTGGCATGCATCGCCTTTCGGGCTGCTTTGGCGGCTTCAGACATGATGTTCTCCACAAAACCGGCGTCCCGGCATTAGTTGGCCACAAGATAGCACACCCTGTAAAAGCGGCGAGATGATTTTTTAGCGGCGCTTTTGGGCCCTCATGGCGACGCCAATGGCCTTGTTGACTGTGCCGCCCTTGTTCAGGCCGTAGTCTTTCTGCCGCTCAAGCCCCTGCTGAATGCTCTCAAGCATGCGATCATTGATCGGCTGGGTTTGCTTTTGTTCCTCAAAGAGCTTCCTAGCGGTTGATCGGCCCAAACTATCCGGCGAATAGGGGTGAATAATTTGACCGCTTTTTGTCGGGTTAGACAGCATCTGATCAATCACGTCAGGCATGGCATAGTGGCGCTGAACCAAGGGAACATCGCCCCAATATTCCCCCGGCGTGTCGGTGGAATATGTTGAGTGTTCAAAGGATTTAGGGTGAGTATCGGTGGCGTCAGGATTAAATTTTACAATTCGATGCCCAAGCATGTTTCCGGAAGCGCCCTTAACATCTGGATCGGAAATTGCAGCACGGGTTACGCCCACAGAGGGAAAGCCCTTTTTGGCCCACAAGGCAGTGTCCATATATTTCACAATGTCACTGCGATGGCCGCCGGGAAGATCGCGGGCAAACTCACTTGCGGCCTTGGCGTTTTTGATTCCCGGCCAAGTCTCAAGATATTTGATAGCAGAAGCACGTTTGGCGACAGACTTATCGTCCGTGCCCTTTATGTGCTCACCGCGCATGATGCTCTCATCAAAAGCTTTTGCATCGGCTTTTGAGATATCTAGCGTCGGAATTTGAGCCATTAGGGCATCAAACATATTGTGCGATGAATCCACCGCCCTTGGACCCATTGGCCCAAAAGCACCGAAAACAGGACCAGTTTTGGCCGCAGCCCGAATGACCTTTTGCAAAGCGGTCGCATGAGATGGGTTGTTTGCCCAGACCTGACCCTTGTTGGGCTCGCGCATGTAGGATGTGCCAGCATGCAGATCGACCGGCCAAGCAAGCTCCTTGCCGTTGATGTGCGTCAGGCGGCCAAGGGCAGATCGGTCACCGCCTAAATTCAAAAGCGTTCCGCCCTCTTTGTGCAGGGCCTCCCAGCTTTTATGCTGAATGTCCTTAGGGGTAACGCCGGGGATGTTCGCAACCGTTGCGGAAACGTCAGAAACGCCCATGGGCTGCTTGACGTTATAGAAGCTGCCGGTTCCAGTCTCGCCGCCCATTGGCGTCTTTAGGCTGCGGGCAATCATCAAAGCCGAATTGACGCTCTTAGGATCGGCACTGAAGGGACTTGAGACCCTTGCCAAAGCCGCCCTGACCCTATCCATATCTGGCGATCCGCCCTTGCTAAAGCCAACCTCGCCACCCTTGGCATATGCCTTAAACCCGCGCTTAAGGATGCTCTCGCGCATGCGAGGCGTGATGGTCAGGCCGGGCAGTGGTACGGAACCGTTTAACGAGGCAGGCACCCAATCAGCACGGCTCTCCGCCCCAACCTCATGATACCCCAAATGTGCTTCGGGATCGTGCTCACGAGCAAGCTTTATCAATCGGTTTGGCAAGAGCTTGTCGTAATAGCCCTCCATGCCCTCTCCGCCAGTTTTTAAGTCGAGGTTAGATAGCTTTTTCCAATCACGATATGGCCCGTGAACCCGATCTCCGTGCCCGGCATGAATCTTGTCCGCAATTTCTTTTCCAAAAATATCGCTTATTTCAGAATGAGTTTTTCCAGCGTGAGCCGACAACTCTTCACCGTTTGAATCATGAGCAACGACGGTGTGTGTGCCGTCCTCTTCAGGCTCATATTCAATATGGTCAATATGATGACTTAAGTCATATCTATTTGCCTGCTCTTTTCCGGGCGTCCAAACGAACTTATCGTAACCACCTTTAGCGGCCTCAATAAGTGCCCGCTTCAGCCCTAGATCGGTCCAGTTTTCGGTTTTATTAATATATGGGGCATCCGGCCCTATTCCGGCCACTCCTTTTTTTCGTGCATCCTGACCCCAATCGCTTTGCAACTCTTCAAGATGTAACACCTTTTGACCTTCAGGCGTAGATCGATCAGACATACGAAGATGTGCGACAACATTGGGTTCGTGCCAATGAGAAGATTGATAATTCCCCCCGAGAGCATCATTCTCAGGAAGATGCATTAGCACTTCTCGATAATTTCGTCTTGGCCCAGCCATTTGGTATTTGTGGTACATCGAGGCCCCGTGAGAGTTGCTAGGAAGCTCCTCTCTATCATCCGTAAAAAAGTCTTCCGGCAAATCCCAATCAGGACCATCCAGAATGCCAGTTTGGTTGGCCGGATTGGAGGCAACCTTATATTTGCCGTGTGGATGGTATGTCTTTTCAAGCAATTGCGGAATGCGATTGTGAAAATGATGAACCAAATCCTCTTTGGTTACGCTAGGTTGATTAGCAAACGCTTCATTTGCTCCCGACCATTTAAATTCATCGGCCTTTACGCCGGGCGATGTGGAAATGGCACGAAGCATGTCCTGAGGACGCCCCTTGGCCTGCTTTAGACTGTCGGCAGCCTTTGCCGCTTGGCTGTATAAGCCCGCATCGTTCAGATCATTGCCATCATCAACCTCGCCGCCCGCAGCCCGATGCACAGCCTGCCGATCGCGAATAACTTGCTCGGGGTGCTCAATGCCAATTGCCCCGCCCTCAGGCACCTGATGGCGCATAGCCTCGATCTGCTCAGCGGCGGTCGCATGCGTACCTGCAGCCGATACGACTTCGTGCCCTTCGTGGTCACGAGCGACAACAGCCACGGGATGCTCGCCTTGCATGATACGCTTGGCGATGTCCTGCTTGGAATAGGGACCAAGGCCCAAAACCTCATTTAGGCGGTGTTGACGTGAGGCTTCGTGGATTTGCTCTTCGGTCACCAGCGCCGGGTTGAAGTGGAACGTGCCATCAGGCGTAATAGTCTCGCCAGCGCCGTCAGGAGCTTCAGGAGCGGGGTTTCCGCCCTTGGGGTACATGACAGCCTTCCGGCGGCCCTCCAGCAGTAGCTGGCGCTGGTGCTCAAGCGTCTTGTCGCTCTCGGGCAGGGTCTTACCTTCGTCGTTGGTGTCGATCTCGCCGCCCTCGGAATACCCACCATTGGCGTATCCCCCGCTAGCCCGCTCGACCGGCGCACCATGTCCAAAGGTCGGAATGTCTACCGACGCAAAACCCGGATCGACTTTAGATGCGATCCGCTTTGCAAGCATGATGGCCTGAACGGCTGAACTGGGGGCAAGTTTCATCACTCAGATCCTTCAGTGCCCAGTTCGCGTTCAATCGGGCCAAGCTGGCTCTCGGCAGCAGCCGCGCCTTCTGGATGCAGCATAATATCCCGCGCCAATTGAAGCAATTGAATGCGCTCACGGCTGTGGCGGTCGAAGTCACGGTTCTTGTCCTCAGCATCGCGCTCAGCATGCTTGACGGTAAGCTCCTCGCGGCGCGTCTGGGCATCCATCATCTTGGCCTCTACGGCCATCAGATCGGCCTGCGTGTCCTGCTGCTGCATGCCCCCGCCAGCCAGACCCTCTTGGCGAGGCGCGAACGCACCGCTTTGGATCTTGGCATCGACCTCTTTCATTTTGGCCTGTGCGCTCGTGGTCTGAGCGTCGGCGGCCTGCTTCTTGACCTGAATTTCGGCCATGACCTTTTGCAGTTCTGGCGGCGGTGCGGCTTGAGCCGTCTTGGGCGCAAGGAACTGCTGCGGGTTGTTCCAGCCGATAGCCTGCAGGGCCGCAGTGTCGATCGCCAGAGGATCGTACATTGACGGATTGGCGGCCTGAAGCTGCTTCAGAGCCATGATCTTCATCACACGCTGGCCGTGCGAGGCAGTGTTAGGGTCTGCCTGCGGCACCAGTTCGCAATTGTTGATGGCCTGCAGGAACATCTGCTCGTCCCATTGCGTGGCGGACGCATTCTTGCGCTGCCAGAAGCTCTCAGGATGCTCCTTAAAGCACTCGACGAGCAACTGAAACTCCGCCGCCTGCGAGGCGTGGATGCGCTTGTGGACGGCGTTCATGACCTTAGTGGCCTGCTCGATCATCGCCAGCGTCGTTCCGACAGGCGCTTCAGCCTTGCCCTCACCGACCTGTTGCTCAGATGTGCCGCCGATTCGCATG